TTTTTTGGCAGACCTCAAAAAGCCGTTCCGCCTCCGTCCTCAAAAGGGTATGGGGTATTGCCGATACTACATCTGTGAGCCGGGAGTAATCACGGAAGATGACCTGCCGGAACGGTGGGGATTGCTGTATGTCCTCCCTGGTGGACGGGTGCGGACAATCCGGCACGGCAAATACTTCCGCGAAGTGAACTACGCCGCGGAAAGAAGCCTTTTGACTGCATGTCTTTACATCCAGAAGCCGCTAAAAATCAATACTGTCCAGGGTAGGAAAATACAGCTCTCACCTGCATTTGGAGCAGAAGCAAAAGAGACGGAGGGGATATAGTATATATGGAATTTATCAACATCCCAACAGCCTTGTTTTCCAGCCCCGAATATATCGGGGCGGAACCCGTACAGCGCGCCACCTGGATTTCTCTCCTGGCGTGGTGTTGTGAACAGGAGAATGGCGGCATCATTGAGGGTTGCCGCTCCTGGGGCATGCGTCGCTGGATGCAGACTTGCGGCGTGACGGACCAGGAAATCAACGAGGAAAACGAACTTTACCATTTTGACGGTGATCATCTGGTCGTGTTCGGCTATCCCCATGAGATTCAGGAAACCCTCAAAGTCAAAAGGAAAACCGCCCGTGAAAATGGGAAGCTGGGGGGACGCCCGAAGAAAACCAATGTTGAAACCAACATAGGAACCAACGCGGGAACCGAAGAAAAACCTACGTCGGTTTTTTCAGAAACCAACGTAGGAACCGGAATAGGAACCAACGTAGCCCCCTATGTTGAAACCTATCCGAAAACCGTAAGGGAAGGGAAGGAAAGGAAGGAAGGAAATAATGGGGGGAAGAAAACTACTACGGTGAACAGTACACCGGAGGAAGAACCGCCCGCTGATCCTGTTCCGCCTCCTACCCCCCATGAATCCTTTCCTGGTTTTTCTCCGGGCACTTCGCCCTCCTACGACTCGTCGGCGTGGATTGCCTTGCAGCCCCTGGCGGAGTGGGTCAAGACGCTGCGGCCCGGCTGGGACGTAAGCAAGTTCACGGGGACGGAACGCTCCGCCCTGCTTACCATGCACAAAAGCCTTGGAGGCGTTGTGCCGGAGGCCGCCAAGGACTGCGTATCCCGGTATCTGGCCGCGGCTCCCGCCAATGCAAGCAAGTGGGATTATCCGCCGGACAGGCTACTGTTCATGAAAACCTTCGGAGAAATCGTCCAGAAAGCATTTGCATGGGACCGGGCCCAACCCCGGCCCAAGAAGAAGTTCAAACCCGAACAACCCCGGCAGCCGGAAGGGCCCGTCGTGGATACCGATACCGCCGCGGCTGAAATCCGGGTGTTGATGAAAGAAATAGGATTAGGAGGAAACGAAGAATGAGACCCCCCAAACCATCCCTGCGAAAGAATAAGCCAACGCGGCGCGGAAAGCCCGGCTCCTACAAGCTGCGCTTGACGCTTCTGGTGGACCCCAAGAAGAACGGGCAGCTTGTTGAGCTGGGGCTTGGAACCAGCAACAGGCGGGAAGCCGAGGAGCGCGCCAAAGGCATCATTTCTGCCTTGGAAACAGCCGGTCTTTACCGCCGCCCCGCCGTCCGCATTTTGGAGCATCACGTAGCCCAATTTGGGAGAGTTGAAAAAACACCCTTTGATCATCCAGAATTACCCTTATGGTGACGCCCCTGGAAAAGTTCCTGGTAAAACATCCCGCCCCCTCCGGCATGGATTCAAAGGAGTGGGCGGCCTTGTCGGCTGTGGCGTGCGAGGATAAATTCTTTTCATCCAAGCAGGAAAACAAGCGGCTGCTGGGGCGCCTGTACATGCTGATCAAAGACTACCTTTCCGGGGAGAAGGAAACCCTCCCCAATGGGGAAACGGTCATCAAGGTGGGGAGTGCTGCGGACTTTTCCAACCAGGCGCTTCAATGGCTCCAAACCGAGGGGCTTGTTCCCGCGGACGCCGAGGGCCCGAAGTACCACAACGACGTCAAAAACATCGGGGCCCTGGCCCGCCTGAAGCTCATTTTCAAAACCAACGTCCGGCAAAGCATTGGGGCGGCCCAGTGGGAAGCATCCATGAAGCCGGCCAACCTGAAGGCATGGCCCGCCTTCCGGTTCATCCGCATCACGGGAGCCAAGACAAAGCGGCTTGTCCATGTCATCAATGAGGACGCCGTCCGGCTCAAAACCGACTTTACTTTTTGGGCGGACGAAATGAACGCTGCCAGCCTGGGGGGCTTTGAGGTTCCCTGGCCGCCGTTCGGCTTCAACTCCTACATGGACCAGGAGCCCGTTTCCCGGGCGGAATGCGAACGGCTGGGACTACTCAAGCCCGGAGAGCCGTTGAAGCGTCCACGGGGCGCGGAACGCTTCGGGATTGACCTGATTGAAAGGTACGGGTACGGCAAGAAGGCCAGCACGGCCAAACTCCCTGAAGCACTCAAGACGAAGCTGAAGAAGGTTTATGAAGACCGCTGGGGGGTCAAGCAGGACAAACCTGACGAGGTTGTCTTTCCCGCGCAGGAGGTGGCCGAGCATGCCAGGAAGATGGCGGAGAAAGTCATCAAGGTTCCCGCTGCTCCCATTCCGGAGCCCGCGCCAGCCGTCACGCACACGGTCAGCCTGGGGGATATTCCCAAGGTAAAGATGCCCGCGCCGTTGACGGACAAGGAAGCTGATGACCTCTTGCGGAGCGTTACCGGGGAAGTATGGGCGAAGGCATCCAGGCCGGAAAAGAACGCCTTATTTTCGTACACAGATGATGGATATACCCGCATCAACAACGATTTGAGAGAGGGCAAGCCCAACGCCAAAGCGAAGCTGATCGCCAAGGTCATTAACCGTTGCAAAGTGCCTCAGGACATGGTTGTTTTCCGTGGCTGTGGAGCTTACAAGGAGCTGAAAGATGCTATCGGATGGAACGGAGACGTGATGACCGACAGTATTGCCGAAAGCCTCAACACATTTTACCGGGACCGGCTACTTGAGGACAAGGGGTTCATGAGTGCTGCCGTCGCGGAAGGGAAGGGATTCCAGAACCGCCCCGTGTTATTCAAAATCCTCCTGAAGAAGAAAACCCGGGCCATCTACGCGGAGCCCTTTTCCAGATTCGGGGCCGGGGCTCGGAAAGACTGGGACGGAGTCAGCCCTCAAGCCTATTTCAGCGGAGAGGATGAAATCATCATACAGAAGGGGGGAACCCTCAAGTTCCTTCAATTCCACAACCAACACGGGAAATTGATCATTGACTGTGAACTGATACAATAACGACATGAACAAAGAAGACACACCGAACCCGGCTTACAAAAGGATATTTGAGGCAGATTTGAAAGGGGCACGTTACCCGAACGCATTACGCATGAAATGCCTGCTGTGCTCCAAAATCATCAACAACCCGCAAAGCTATCAATGCAAGGCATACCCAAGCAAGCCTGATAGCATCCTCTACGACAATGCGGACTGCCCCAGCTTTGAACACTGCTCCGACGCGGAAGGGCTGCGCTGGATTGAGGGATATGTGAAACTCTCCGGGAAAGCATATGTCCCCCGTCAGGACGATACCCCTCCGGCAGGGTGGGAGGAAATCAACAAAGAGCATGCGAAATGAAGAAGGAGAAGACAGGAAAGACTGAGAAGAGAGAACCCGGGCGCCCGTCCAGATACAGCGCTGCCCTGGCGGAACGCATCTGTGACCATATACGGTGCGGGGACAGTCTCCGAAAGGCTGCTGAAAAGGAGGGCGTCCCTAATCCTTCCGTCATGAGATGGGTACACGAGAACAAGGCGTTTTCGGAGCAGTACGCGCGCGCGTGCGAAGAACGGCTTGCCGCCCTGGAAGACAAGTTGCTTGACCTTGTGGAGAAGGGGCATGAAGTGGCCCCCTGTGCCGAAATAGGGGGAACCATGCTGCAAGCGGTCAAACTGGAAATAGACACGCTCAAATGGATGCTTGCCAAGCTGATGCCCAAGAGATACGGAGACCGCGCGGCGCTGGCCCTGGAAGGTGGAGACACGCCCGTTAAATTGGCTCACACTCTGCCCGCGGAAGCAGTCGCACCGTTGGCGGCAGCCCTGAAAGAAATATGGTCAGAAGAGGAAGAAAGCTAGGGCCCCCTGTCAGGCCGGAAGACTCCCCCGTCATCTTTGCCGCCGTGGTGCTCGGGGAAACGAGCCTGTACAAATGGCAGATGCTGGCCCTTGAACGTGCTGCCCGCGGCAAGCGTGTTACCCTGCGTGCAGCCAACGGCTCCGGCAAGACGGACAAGCTAATCGGCATCCTGGCCTTGTGGTTCTTGTGGCGTTACCCCCGCGGGCGCATGCCGATTACGTCCGGCTCATGGCGCCAGGTGAAAAACCAGCTCTGGCCTGCCCTGGAACGGCACCGGAACAACCCGTCCCTTGCAGGTTGGAAATGGCTCAAGAATTGCCGCGTAGAAACCCCGGAAGGGGGATTCGTTGAAGGCTTTTCCACCAACCACGCCGGCAAGGCGGAAGGCTGGCACGGGCGCGTGACGGACGAATTCAAGGATGAACGAAAGGAGCAGGAAGAGGAAGACCCCCGCAGCGAGAAGAAAGCCCGCCTGTTTGACGCTGATGAGTTCACCGGGGATGACCCTTCTTCCCCCGTGTTTTTCGTCGTGGACGAAGCAAAGACGGTGCCGGATGAAATCTTTGACGCCATTGAACGCTGTACGCTTCAGTTCTGCGTCTACCTCTCTTCCCCCGGCAAACCCTCCGGCCAGTTCTACCGCTGCTTTCACGAGGAAAAAGACCTCTTCTGCCCGATGGTGGTGACAGCCTTTGACTGCCCCCATATCTCCCAGGAGCGCATTGACCGCATTCTGGCCCGCGTAGGAGGGAATGAAGAAGATTCCTACTACCGTTCCGTTGTGCTGGCGGAGTTCACGCAGGAGGGGGACTTGTACATCATTGACCCTGGCAAGCTGGAATATGGTCAGCGGCAGCCCTACGAGCCCCGCAGGGGGCGCCCCGTGGCTTTCCTGGACATTGCTGCGGGCGGTGATGAAACCGTCCTTGCCATCTGCGACGGGAACGAAGCTTGGATCGAGTACGCGGAACGTCAGCGGGACACGGTGCAGAGTGTCCGCAAGTGCATTGCCACACTCAAAGGGCTGGGCATTGCGGATTGTGATTTATGGGTGGACGCTCCGGGCATGGGCCTTGCCGTGATCAGCGACTTCAACGAGTTGGACTGGTACCCTAATGAGTTCTTCGGGAACAACCCTCCGGAAGACCGGGACCGCTACATCAACCTTGCCGCGGAATGCTGGAATGATGCCGGCCTTGAACTCATGACGGGCCGGGTGCATATCAAGTCCAAGCAGCCGGACAAGACGCTTTATACGCAGTTGACGACCCGCAAGAAGGAATTCACGGACGACTCCAAGATACGGAATGAAAAGAAGGACAAGATGAAGGCCCGTAACCTGTCTTCCCCCGACCGGGCGGACGCCTTGCTTGGAGCTATATGGGCTTCCATCCGCGGGGCAGCCGGCGTCTGGACCGGGGAAGGCAACAAGCCCATTGTCGGCAAGAGTCAGCACGCTGTCAGGCACACCGGGAAATTCTGTCCCATCTAAGGCTGTCCGTAGCCCATTTTGACGTTGTTGCCGCCTGCCTCCCATTGGGGCGATAATGCGTGCATGAGGCAAGCGGCCAAACATGATTTACACACAACCGAGGGACTGGCACAGGTGCAGCACCTGCGCTTTGTGCTATCCTCCGGCGAGGTAGACACACAGTTCAGCGGCATGACCATCCGGGGCGGCGTCCTGGATGACGGCATCAGAGAAATACCCGGCTCCGAGATCATTGACGGGAGGTGCGCCTTGCAGCTTCCCCGGCTTGCTGCTGGCTGCCATCGGTATGATGTCCTTGTCTCCGGCGACGGGACAGACAAGCCCCTTCTGGCTGGCGTCATTCATGTGACCCCTCGCGTCACTCCCGTGGACGTGGATGACAACGCTCCCGCGGACTATCTCGACATCGTGATTCCAGCGGATGAAGGCGGCACCATTACCGTTATTTCCGAATCTCCTGCTTGGGTGGATGATGCCGTTGAGAAATCCCTTCAGGAGCGCGGCATGTACGTGACCCCCGTGGATGGTGAAACCGTCTTGACCATGTCGGCGGGAACCAGCACGCGGGACTTCAACTATTTCACCTTTGCCCTCAATAGCACTTATATTTCCGGGCATCTGGCTGGCTCCTACAGGCTCAACAAGATTGCCTTGCAGACTCCGGCCAGCGAAGCCAACGGTACGCGCTGGATGGCGCGTTTGTGCAGGTATTCCGCGGGGCTGGCTCTTCCGCTGGAAGTGCTCGGCACCAGCACATCAACGGCGTCCTGGACCTCCATCAATGCGAGCACAATGGAATGCCATTGGAATTTTGATGGAATCGCCGTTTCTGCGGCGGACCGGCTCATTTTGGAAGTGTATGCCGTGGATAGCTCCGGAACGACCGTCAGCAAGGCCCTGATTGCTTACGGGGCCGCCGCTTCACACGGGGGAACGGAAGGGGTGCTGATTGCCTCCGGCGACAAGCTGGCATGGCGCAACTACTCCCGACTTGCCTTGTCCATGTCCGTTGCCTATGACGCCGGCGTCAGCGTTGGGGGAATTGAATTGGCCTCCCGCAGACACTTTGACGCCCTGGCCGCCAATGTGGCGGAGACCGGGAAGCAGATTGCCGATGATGCGGCCGCCGCCCAGCAGGCCAGGGAAGAAGCCGAGCAGATTGCCAGCGGCATGACCCTGACAGCCGGCACGATTACCACCGGCGCCCCCGGCAGTCAGGCCGCGGCGGAACTCAAGCCGGGCAGTACGGCGGGCTCCTACACTCTCGACATGACCATACCGCGCGGGGACGTGGGAACCGTGGACACATCCCAGGCTTACACCTGGACACAGCCGCAGACCTATGACGCCATGATCAACGCCAATGGCGGCATCAATATCCCGCTGGCTGCCGGGGCTCCAATGGACATGATGGCCGTCAACCGCCTGTATGCCGCAGGCATGGCCGGAGTGACCAACATCTATACCCAGCGGACCTATCTGGACACAGGCAGCATTACGGCTACGGGGGCGGCAGCCTCTACTGCAATCATACCCGGCCAATACGCAAAAACGGTCATCCCGGCCAATACGCACAGTACCGTTGTACACAATTTCATAGGGCCGGTGGGCCAGTGGAACTACTCCAGTTTTGCGGGATTAAGCGTGCCTTGGCAACTCTCGGCAGCGGGCAAATTCGCCATTGGTATCGGAAGAGGGAACAAAACAGTACGGAAAGATTTGACCCTGGACTCATATAGCATCATCCCCGGCAATGACTTGGCATACAATACCGGGGAGATACTGGATATTACCTTTACCAATGTCCGCGACACCACCCGTAGCGGCTATGAAATCCGTGTCCGTGAAATATACTGTACCGAGTCCACGCAGCGCTGGAAGGTTAAAACCACAACCAGCTTTATCCCGGCATCTGGTAATGAACCAATACCCTACATCGTCAACAAGATCATCTACCAGCAATATGCGCCACGCTCCTACATTGCAGGGGATTATGGGGATGCCTACGGCGCATTGTATCTCTTGACCGGAGGCGGCAGCAATCAGCAACTCTGGAAGATTGCTACGGTCCGCGGCGTTACAACCTTTGAGACGGGACCAGGATTTTCCAGCATTGTTTCAGATGTACTGGGAGTTTCCGGTGGTTCTGTTGGTCTTTTTGTGGGCACCGCAGAGCGCACCAACTACCAACCGGGCAATGTCAACCCGGTTTATTATGCTTTGGAAGCGATAACAAGCAACGCCATTGAAACCGAGTCCACAGCGGATTTTGTGGACATCAACGAACCGTTTAAATCATGAACGCAGAAATACAGATACAGTTCCTCCGGCCCGGCGACTGGCAGGAATTCGCCCTAACGGCCATTTACCGGGATGCGGACGGCTACACCTGCACGGGCCGCTACACGCAGGAGGACCTGCCCGCTGACCAGGCCCCGGCTCTGGCCTCCGTCGTGGCCGCGCTGGTTGGGCTGGCGGAACCGTGGCAGGCGGCGCAGGTGTGGGCGCGGCTGGGGCATGTAACCGCTCTTGCACCGGATGAACCATTTGACCCCGCGGAGGTGGAGATTGAGGCCGTGGAGCTGACCGTAGAGGCAATCAATGACCAGGGAGGCAGACGGACGTTCACGACTGCTGACTACCCGCAATTCACGATCACGAGCCTTGCTGCCGTGGCTTTCTTTAAGCACTTCACCAAACAATAAACCATGAATATCAATAAACAAGACATTGAAAAGGCCCAGCAGGCGGCATCTGCCCGCTGGGGGAATTGGGTCAAGTACGTCATCGGCGCCATCATCGGCGCTCTGGCCGCTGCTGGCTA